GGACGGAATACACCTAGCAGAACACCTAATAAAGGTTATAGACGAAAGAAGAGCTCGTATTATTGAAATGTTAGCGGGTGATTCGGTAAAAAGTATGGAAGAATACAAAAAACTGGTTGGCTCAATTGAATCTTTAGATTATATAAGACTAGAGTTAAGAGAAATCCTAGAAAAGGTAGATTAATGTCAAAAAACACTAAGAATATTATTTCTATTGATGAAGCTTACATAAAACCAGCAGATAAGGTTCTGGATCCGGATAAAATTGATCAAGATTCTTTAGCTAGGTTACCTTCTCCTACCGGATGGCGGTTATTAATACTTCCTTATCGAGGTAAAGGTAAAACACAGGCTGGTATAATACTTCCTGACCAAGTATTGGAAAGGGAGTCTGTAGCCACTGTTTGTGGGTATGTATTAAAAGCTGGTCCTCTAGCTTATAAAGATGATAGTAAGTTTACTACAGGTCCTTGGTGCAAGGAAAAGGATTGGGTAATTTTTGGAAGATATGCGGGTGCTCGTTTTAAAATTGACGGCGGCGAGGTTCGTATTCTAAATGACGATGAGATAATAGCCGTTGTACAGGATCCGGAAGACATCCTGCATTATAACTAACATGGAGACAAGACCATGCCTGAAACAGAAGAAGAGATGGTAGATATTCCTTCAGAAGGAGAATCTGTCAATATTGAAGTTAATCAAGAAGATGTGCCTGAAGAGTTAAAAACAGCGGGCATTGAATCTGATGAATCTGACGAAGAACATCAGGACTACAGTAAAAAAGTTCAAAAACGTATTGATAAACTTACTCGAAAAGCTAAAGAAGCAGAAAGGCAGCAGGAAGCGGCTTTAACTTTTGCTCGTAACGTGCAAGCTGAGAACGAGAACTTAAAAGGCAAAGTTCAAAATCTTGATGTAGGGTATGTTAATGAGTACTCAGATAGGATTGATAGTCAGTCAGAATCCCTAGAAAGGGAGCTGGAAACGGCTATTGCAACTAGCGATACGTCAGCCCAAGTAGAAGCTCAGAAAAAACTTTCTCAGTTAGCTATAGAACAAGAGCGGGTGAGAGCGGCAAAGGCTGAACAAAGACGTATTCAAGATAGCGCAGCGGCACCACAGCAGCAAGCTAGTCCACCACAGCAACAAGTTCCTACAAGACCGGATCCTGAGGCAGAAGAATGGGCTAATAAGAACACTTGGTTTGGTGAAGATGATGCAATGACTTTTGCAGCTTTTGGTATCCATAAAAAGCTTGTAGAACAAGAAGGCTTTGACACAAGCAGCCAAGAGTATTACACTGAAATAGACAAAAGAATTAGAGAGGCCTTTCCTCATAAATTTAAGGAAACTTCTCAAGAAATTCCTTTAACGGAAGCTCGTAGACCACAACAGTCTGTGGCTTCTGCAACCCGTTCCAGTAATGCTGGACGCAAAACAGTTAAGTTATCGCCTAGTGAAGTTGCAATAGCGGCTAAATTGGGTGTTCCACTTGACGAGTACGCGAAATACAAACGCTGATGGAGAACGAAAACATGGAAAAGAATGAAATAGATCGCACTCCCCGCGCTTCCAAGACAGCGGCAAGAAAAGAACGCCGTAAACCTTGGACACCCCCGTCTTTATTAGACGCACCTCCAGCACCACAAGGCTATGTCCATAGATGGATAAGAGCAGAAGTTAGAGGCTTTGATGACCGAAAAAATGTTTCAGCCCGTTTAAGAGAAGGTTGGGAATTGGTTAGAAAAGAAGAGTACCCTGATTTTGAAGCTCCTACTCTTGATTCTGGGCGTTATGAAGGCGTTTTTGGTGTAGGTGGTCTGATGTTGGCTAGAATTCCAAAAGAAATTGTTGAAGAACGGTCTGGTTACTTCAAAGATATGAGTGAAGATGTTATGCAAGCCGTAGACAATGACCTTTTGAAAGAAACCCAACATCATTCGATGGCTATTCAGAAACCTGAACGTCAATCGCGTGTTACGTTTGGTGGTCCTAAGCAACCTAGTTAAGTTTAGGACTTTATATTAATTGTTTTGCTTTTATAAGGAATTAAAAAATGGCAAATCTCAACGGAAGTTTTGGACTTCGACCTATTAGTAAATTAGGTGGTGGATCCAACTCTACTGGTCTTACGGGATATACTCCTTATGAAATCGCTAATGGAAATACTGACAAAATTTATCATGGGCAGGTGGTTATACCTCTTGCTTCCGGTTATATCGACCATACAGCTAACGCTGCTGGTGGAACTGTCAGTCATCTAGGCGTATTTCAAGGATGTGAGTATGTTTCTAGTACCACTGGAAAACCCACTTGGAGCAACTACTGGCCCGGATCTGGTGCCGATAGTAATCACCCAGTTAAGGCATTTATAAATGACGATCCTAGTCAATTATATGCAATAGCTACGGATGCTTCGTGGACAAGTAAGGCAACTGCTCGTGCAAGTGTCTTTTTAAATGCAAGTCTTTCTACCGGGATAACGGGTAGTGATACTAGCGGAATATCTTATGGCCGCTTAGCTATCAGTACTCTTGCTACAACCAACAGCTTGACTCTACGAGTTATGGGTTGGGTAGATGACGCATCAAACTCTGATTTCACCGCTGCGGGTATTGGTGCAATCGTAAGGTTGAACAACAGCTTTAATGCACCTACGGGTTCCATTGCTGCTGGTACTGTTTCAACCACTGGCGTATAGGAGGCTTAGAAAATGGCTATAAGTAGAGCACAACTCGTAAAAGAGTTAGAACCCGGCCTCAATGCCTTATTTGGACTTGAGTATGATCGTTATTCTCAGGAGCATAAGGAAATTTTCACTATGGAAAATTCTGATCGTGCTTTTGAGGAAGAAGTCATGTTATCCGGTTTTGGATCAGCACCGACTAAATCTGAAGGGTCAGCAGTAACTTTTGATGACGCTCAAGAGGTGTATACAGCTAGATACACGATGGAGACAATTGCTTTAGCATTCTCCATTACTGAGGAAGCTGTAGAAGACAATCTTTATGATCGTCTTGCTTCTCGTTACACTAAAGCTTTGGCACGTAGTATGAGCCAAACTAAAGAGGTAAAAGGAGCATCTATTCTTAACAATGCGTTTGACAGTGGTTTTACTGGTGGTGATGGACTTGAACTATGTTCAACAGTTCATACGCTTGCCAGCGGAAACACTTTTCGTAACGAACTAGCAACAGCAGCAGATCTTAACGAGACTAGCCTTGAGCAGTCTTTGATTGATATTGCTGGGTTTGTTGACGAAAGAGGTCTTAAAATTGCAGTTCGAGGAATGAAAATGATTATTCCAAAAGAACTTCAGTTTACGACTGATCGTTTGTTAGAATCTACACTTCGCCCAGGATCAGCAGATAATGATGTTAACGCCGTTAGGAACATGGGTATGCTTCCAGACGGGTATAGCGTTAACCATTTTCTTTTAGATCCTGATGCGTTTTTCATCATGACTGACGCACCAAATGGTTTGAAGGGTTTCAATAGAACCCCTGTAAGAACCTCTATGGAAGGTGATTTTGATACAGGTAACGTAAGGTATAAGGCTAGAGAACGCTATGCGTTTGGTTGGTCAGATCCTCGCGGTATCTTCGGATCGCCCGGTGCTTAATTGAATTAAGGAGAGGGGAAACTCTCTCCTTATTTTCTGGGATTTTTTGACCTTTTAGACTGCCCCAGCAGACGCTTACAAGACTATAAGGTCATTACTTTGTAAGGAGTAACCTATTATGGGTACCACAACTTTTAACGGCCCAGTCCGTTCACAAAATGGTTTTCAAGAAATTACAGTGGCTGCTACTACTGGACTTGTTACACAAAAACAATTTGAGATACAAACTGTAGCGACTTCTGGTATTAATAATATTGTTGATACAAATGGTTTTTCTGGTACAGCAACGGCTGCTGGAGCCAACAACGCTAGTTTAGACACAGGAGCAACCATTTTTGGTATTACTCCTAACACTCACGGTTCTGGTATTCCAGACGTAGCCATTAACACTTTTGTTAACAAGGTTGGCGGTACTATTGTAACCTCTATTCTTGTTGATCTTCATGGCGGCTTTGACGGTTCTGCTTCGGTGGATCGAGTTATTGGTGACGGAACTGAAGCTAATGCTTATATCGCAGAATTAACTAAAGAAGTTAACGGTATACCTATTCTTCTTGAGTTTGGT